TGGTATTAGAAGTGGTTCAGCCGTTGAAACAACTATAGTAGAATTTGGAAGAATTGGTGGAACAGTTGGTTCGCCACAATTCGGATTGGAAGGCAAAGATACTTCCGGTAATGTAATATTCAAATTGGGTGAAGCTGGAAATGAAATAGCAGGATGGACTATAACAGACACAGAGATTAAAAGTGGAACTAATATTGGGATAAATTCTAATACTAAAGCATTTACGATAAATGATACTACATACGGAAATACTGGTATTCAATTAGAATATAATAGTGGAACTCCAAGAGTATTTATTGGAAAATCAAGTGGTGAGTTTTTTAAATTTGATGGCTCTTCAGTTAACATAAGTTCATCTGCTTTTTTCTTAGGAAGTTCTGAACAATTCATTAGTGGTTCAAATGGAAACATAGAAATCAGTTCAAGTGCTTTTCATTTAGATACTTCTGATAATAAAATGATATTAAGTGGTTCTATTACTGCTACTGATGGTAATATAGGTGGGTATGTAATAAATGCTAAATCTATAATAGGCGATACTAATAAGGTTATTTTGACAACAGATGCCGCGAGTGTTTCGGCATTAGATGGGACGGGATATACTGGAGCGTTAGTAGCTGCTAGAGCTGGTGCATTCGGAACTCCATCAGACCACTGGAGAATTGCTAATGGAGTTATAAGTTCAAGGTCTGGTTCGACAAGTACTGGTATTACATTATCGGCTGGTAGTGAAGCATCATTGGCACTTGGAGCTAATTCAGCAACTATGACACAAACATCTCGAACTGGTGTATTTTTATCTGGTTCTGGAACATTTAGAGTTGGTGATCCAGCTGGTGAAAGAATTTCATTTGATGGTTCAAGTTTTATAGTAAGCTCCTCTGCATTTTTATTGGGTGATTCAGGAAGTGCTTTTATAAGTGCTTCTAACAGCAAAATGGAAATTAGCTCTTCTAAGTTTCAAATAAAATCAAGTGGTGATTTAATAGTTAGAAAGGTTGATGCTGAAGAAGGTACAATAGGCGGATTTACAATCGATTCGGGTTCAGTAAAGAGTGGTACTGATATTGAAATGAATGCTACAAACAAATATTTTTCTATTAATGATAAGGTATTTGGTAATACTGGAATACAATTACAATATGCTGGTGGAACACCACAATTCTTTGCAGGTAAATCAACTGGAGGCTTTGTTAAGTTTGATGGAAGTGATGTTAATATAAGTTCTTCTGCATTTCTAATGGGCTCTACAGGAAGTGCTTATATAAGTGCTTCTCGTGGACAAATGGAAATTAGTTCATCTAATTTCTTTGTATCACCGACTGGTAATGTTTATGCGGGTGGAAACTTTTCTGTTACTTCAGGAGGTAATTTAACTCTTGGAGATACAGCTGCTGAACATATTTACATAGCAAATGGTTCAGATTTATTATTTAAGAATGCTTCAACTGTTATGGCAGAACTTGATGGAACAACTTGGACATTAGGTGGTGGGACAGGAACAACAGATGATTCTATCAGATTATCTTCAGGAGGTGGAGTCCAAATCTATGATAGTTCTACTGCTTATGCATCTATCACTTCTACTGGATTTGATGTAATACAGAGTGGAACTAATGTCGCACATTTTGGTTCTATTACTAGAGTTGGTGATTCTGCTAATGAACATATCTCAATGAGTTCCGCTGGAATGCATATCAAAGATGGTAGTGTAACTGCTGGTAAATTTGTTGCTGGTGGTGTAACATTAGGAAGAACAAACAAACCTCACATATCAGCATCGAACTCTGATATTTTTGTCAAACAATCTTCTGATGATTACCTAAAAATAGATTCCGATAGTGTTGATGTTTATGCTGGTGGTACTGAGATGGCTACATTTGGATCAACATCAAGAATTGGAGATGTTAGTAATGAACACGTAACAATAACCTCTGCTGGAATGAGGGTAATGGATGGAACTACTCATAGGGCGAGTTTTGGTAGTAATGCTCATATTGAAGGCGGTAGTATATATGTTGGTGTTACTGGATCGAGTGGAGATTGGGTAGAGATTGATTCAGGTGGCATAGACATTATGAGGAATAATGTTAGTGTTGCTAACTTCGGAGATTCAACTGCTAGGATAGGTTCAAATGCTACGCCTGGATCAGGAGATCAAAATTTCTTACATATTGGACCAACTACTATGAGTTTTATGGCGAGAGAAGATGATGGGGCAAATAGAATTGACGCTTCATTCGGTTCTACTACAACGATTGGTCAAACAGGTGGAAAACACATAAAGATTACTGGTACTGCAGTTGAAGTAAAAACAGATGCTAATACGACTGCTCTATCAGCATCTTCCGCTGGTTTAGAAATGAGTGGTAAAGTAAAGGCAACTTCTGGTGATATTGGTGGGTATACCATAACTTCAGCATATATAAGATCACTGAATACTAGTGGCAACCAACAAAATTCAGCCACATTGACATCAGGCGCAACATCAGGTTTACAGTTAAAGGGAGATGATAGTTCAACTGATACTAGAAATGATTATCAACTAAAAAATGGTGGAACAAATCAATTAAACGTTTGGACACATTTTCCTGATAAAGATAATACAGACAGATTCATGCGAACAAGAGTTGGTGTAGGTCCTACTGAGGGAATCCCTGCACATAAAGAACTTGCAAGTGCTTTTCCTGGTATGTCTTGGGCTTGGGATTATCACAATGCTTATAATGAAGTAGTTGCATACAATAGTGGTGATCCTACAAATTTCCCACACAGTGAAAGTATTCAAATATTAATTGCTTCTGGTAGTCAGAAAAATAAAAACAAAGGTGTTACTTTTAGATATATGGTACATCATGATTTAGCATCTGGAACTGGAGATTCTGGTGGAATTAATCCTGGTACTCACGGAGAAATACTCAGAATAGGAAAAATAGCTGATGCTACTGGTGCTTGGAATGGGGGTGTGGCATCCATTCCCGCATACAGAAGATATTACTATGGAATAAGTGGTTCATCTGCTTCGACTGCTTCATTTGGTCATGTTCGTGCTACTAGATTTGTTGGTGATGGTAGTGGAATAACTAATGTAGGTGGTGGTGGATCGATGAGTACTTGGATAGTAACGGATGGATCTACTGGAGAAACTGTAAGTGATGGTGAAACAATTACATTTTCCAATGTTGCAAATGAAACAACAGTAGCTCAGTCAGGTGGAACCGTAACAATTGGTTTGCCAGATGATGTTACATTAGGTGGTGAACTTACAACAGCTAATGGAAGTCAAGCATCACCTGCAATATCATTGGGTAGTGCTGATGATGGATTTTACCATGATACAAGTGATGGTGGTATTGGGGTAATGGTAAATAATGCTTATGATTTTCTATTAAAAAATGGTGGTGACTTTCATGCTGATGGTGATGTATTTGCTTTCTCAGCAACCACTTCTGATGAGAGGTTAAAAGAGGATGTAAAAACAATAGAGTTTGGCTTAAATAAAATAAAGAATTTAAGGGGCGTTGAATTTACTTGGAATGAAGGTAGTAGGAAAGGTAAAAGAGAAGTGGGTGTAATTGCACAAGAAGTTGAGAAAGTGTTACCTGAAATAGTAACAGAAACAACTTTACCATTAATGGATGATTCTGGCAAAACATATAAAACAGTTGACTATGATAGAATAACAGCAGTTTTAATTGAAGCTGTAAAAGAACAACAAGAACAAATAGAAGAACTTAAAAAAGAAATAGAGGAGATAAAAAATGGCAGTGCCATCTAGTGGAAATGAATTACGCATGTCAGGAATATTTGCAGAATTAGACGAGAATGATTATACTGCTGCTAGCCAAGAACCTTGTAGATTATCACAATTATCTGATGGTACTGTTCAAACAATAAATCTAGCAAATGTATCTGCAAACAGACCAGATGGAAGTGTTCCTCACGCGATGAGTGAATTTTATTCTTATGATCATGATTCAACTACTACTTATTGGGGTGCTTCTAATGGAGCAGTTGGTATTGCTGATTTTACTTTTTCCGTATCATCAGGAACTCCAGGTATATCCGCTTTAAAAACAATAACACTCAGTAATGGAAGTGGAACTACTAGTGTATATCTTTCATCTAACGTATCTGGAGCAAAAGGAACAGTTGATGTTGAATTATCAGTTGCTACATTGGGTGATCCAGGAACTTCTGGAACTGATGTATCAGATGCTAGTGGATTTAATAATTACATCAGTACAGGTCCTTATCTATTTACTAGTCAAAATGGCTCTAAAACATATTATATTAGATTTAGATATGCATCAGGCGGTGTTGGTACGACTAATGCTACGATATATTTTACAAATAATAGTGTTACTGATACTACAGGTATGTCAGTTCAAATATCTTAATAAATAAATTAAATAATGATATTTATATATGAATAAAAACATAGGAAATTATGAATAAACTAACCAAATACTTAACAGATCCTTTCTTAATAGAAGAGGGAGTGAACGATCCTGGAATTCTTAAAGCAGTATTTCTTGCTGGAGGTCCTGGAAGTGGTAAGTCTTATGTTGCTAGCGGCTTGTTTGGAATACCAAAAACAGTTAATACATCTGCTTATGGATTAAAACTTGTAAATCAAGACAATGAATTAGAAAGGATGTTGAAAAAATATGGTTTTGGTTTAGATTTAGATGATATGCCAGAAGAGTTATTCAGACAACTTACTGATCCTGATTACGAAGATTACAGTGGTATGAGAGGTAGAGCAAAAGAATTAACAAAAGATCGTAAAAAAATGTATATGAATGGTAGGTTAGGAATGATTATCGATGGTACTGGTCACAAATATAATAGTATTAAGAAAAAGAAAATGGAATTAGAAGAAATCGGATATGATTGTTTTATGGTATTTGTACATACTGATTTAGAAATAGCACAGGCAAGAAATATGGAAAGACCTCGTAAGTTAGATCCAGAACTTGTGAGAACTAGTTGGATGGATGTTCAAAAGAATAGAGAAGCATTTCAAGGATTATTTGGAAATGCTAATTTCTTAATGGTTAATAATAATGATACATTAAGTGAAAAAGCGGCTACAAAAAAATTTAATATGTTAGTTACAAAGGGAATTGGTAAGTTTATTAAAAAGCCTGTTAAAAACTTTCGTGGTAAGAAATGGATTGAAAAACAAAAGATAATGAAAGAGGATATTAATATACCAATTAAAGTTGGTGATACTATTCTTGTTGGTAAATTTAAAAACAAAAAGATGAAAGTCAAAAGTATTAGTAAAGATAAACATGGTATGCCAACTATTAATGGTAGAAAGGCAACTACATTTAGAATACATAAAACAGTTAATATTTTTGATGATGATGTAAAGGAAGAATTTGGAGCACCTGCTGGCACATTACCATCTCCAAGTCGTAAAGGAATAAATAAAAATAAAACCAATAAACAAAGTGGTTATAAAAAAGTAAAAAAAAACCTTGACAAATACATGAAAGAGTTTGTATATTCTATTGTTGAAAATGAGGATAATACGACCAATTTGGAAGAACAAAAAATAAAAAAAGTTATTGGTATATTTGGTGGAAGATTTCAACCATTTCATTCAGGTCATTTAGCTACATATAAGTGGTTGTCAAAACAAGTCGATGAAGCCTATATAACTACATCAGATATTAAAAAACCACCAAGACATCCAATGAACTATAAAGAAAAAGTTCGACATATGGTAAAAATGGGTATTCCAAAAAATAGAATAGTACAAGAAAAAACTCCATATGTAGCTGCTAACTTACTTAAAAAATATGATCCTGATACAACTGCTGTGGTATACGCTTTTGGTACTAAAGATGCTGGTAGACTGAAAGGTGGAACTAAAAAAGGTGGTGGTAAAACTTATTATCAAGATTATTTAAAAAACAAAAAGAATTTAGAAGGATTTGATATTCATGGTTATTATATAACTGCTCCTCAATTTGGTAGTGTGAGTGGAACACAGATGAGACAGTTGTTGGGAGATCCAAACATTGATGATAGTGAAAGAATAAAAGGATTTAAACAAGTATTTGGATATTTTGATAAAGGTGTGTATAATATGATGACGAATAAATTTAGAAAATTATTTGAGTCATATGATTTAACAGACGAATTAATTGAAGATTTTTTATTAGAGTCAACCAATACTCTTGCTGGAAACTTAGATGATGGTCCCTCCACATTCTACAAAGATTACAATAATTACAAAACCACTTCTAAAAAGTGGATAGATTCTATGTATAAAGAAGCCGGATGGAAAGTACTAGATTATGCTTTGAGTGATAAAGCAGAAAATTCAATTAAAAATCAGTATAGGTCTGTGGCATTATCTTATTTAGATCATGGTCAAGACAGGGGTTCTACTAGAGCAGTTAATAAATACAAAAAGTGGATGACTTCTGTGGTAGAGCCGCTAGGTTGGGAAATAGTAAATTGGATGGGAAGTACAGCTGCTATAAACAATATAATTGGTACACTATTTGCGGCTGGTGCTGATGAAGATACTTATGATGGTGAAGAAATAGAATTAAAAGAAAATATTAATCCAAAAAATCAATTAAGACAAAGAAGTAAAGAAAAGGAGTTATTACTTATGGGTGGAGCTTATGGACACCTAAATCATCCCTTTGATGATAAAAATTTATCGTTTGGGGACTTTAAGACACTAATTATTAATACATTACAAGGTAATCTTAATAGTGAAGGAACAGTCACAGAAAAAACAGATGGGCAAAATATAATGGTAAGTTGGAAGAATGGAAAACTTTTAGCTGCCCGTAATAAAGGTCATATTAAAAATTATGGTGCTGGGGCCTTAGATATTAATGGTGTAAAAGCTATGTTTGCCGGTAGGGGTGATATTGAAAAAGCATTTGTTTATGCTATGAGAGATTTACAAAAGGCAATAGGTAAATTAAGTGATGCTCAGAAAATTAAAATATTTGATGAAGGTAAAAAGTTTATGTCGTTGGAAGTGATATATCCAAAGACAGCAAATGTTATACCTTACGATAAATCCTTACTCCAATTTCACGGAACAATAGAGTATGATTCAGATGGTTCGCCTATCGGAGAAGATAGGGGTAGTGCGAGAATATTAGCTGGTATGATAAAACAAATAAATCAAGATGTTCAGAAAGCTTTTAAAATTGAAAAACCATTTGTAACTAATTTACCAAAAGTAAAGGATTTTAGTAAAAAACAGAGTTATTTTTTAGGAAAACTAAAAAAACTTCAAAATGAATATAAATTAAAAGATACGGATACATTGGCTGATTATCATCAAGCATATTGGATGGAATATATTTTTAATGGTGCTAAACAAACAGACTATAAAAATCCTGATAATAGAATTTTAGTTAAGTTAGTTAGAAGATGGGCTTTCTTTGATAAATCATATAAAGTACCACAAATTAGAAAAGACTTAAAAGATTATCCTAAATTTTTAGATTGGATTCTAACGACAGATAAAATGGATCATGCAAAGTTACAAAAACAGCATATTAGAGATTGGGAAGTTCTTTTCTTTGAGTTGGGTGCTGAAATACTTTCTAACCTTAAAGACTTTATAGCTGCTAATCCATCTGAAGCTACACAAAAAATGAAAAAAGATTTGACTAGTGCTATTAGTCAAGTTAGAAAATCTAAAGATCCAAAAGTATTGAATACATTAAAAACACAATTAGATAGATTAAATGCCATTGGTGGCTTAAAAGCAGTAGTTCCATCAGAGGGTATTACTTTCTTATTTAAAAATAAGTTATATAAATATACTGGAGCATTTGCACCAGCAAATCAAATATTAGGAATGTTAAAATTCGTATAGGAGTAGGTTATGGGATATAGTAAAGAATCAGAAAGACAAAATCAGGTATTAGGAGATTTACTTCAAGGAAAAACACCTGAAAAAAGAGTGATGATTGGTTATGAAGGTAAAGAAAAAGAAAAGGGTGATGTTATTCCTGAGATGACAGAACTCATGAAAGAAGCTAGAATGCCTTGGTTTTGTCCTAAATGTGAAGTTGTTATGAAACAACGTTTAGATGATAAGATGTGGAGATTGTTTGGTCATTGTTTTGATTGTCAATCAAAATTTGAAAATAAATTGCGTATAGAAGGGAAGTTTGAAGAGTGGCAAGAAAATAAAATATTACAAAATAAAATTTCTTGGATAAAAGACCAAATACAAGCAATTGAAGAATGGAGAGATATGAAAGCTCCAGAATGGTTTAATAATGTAGGTGTAAATTATCCTGAATTAGAAAAGGAAAAATGGGATGTGGATACTAATCAAGTAAAATTAATGGCAGACGAAGCTTTAGAGGAATATACTAAAGCTTTAACTAAATTAGAGGAACAGTTATGAAAATTTGGAAATTAATACTTGGATTCTTAGGTTTAGTTGGTGGTCTTTTTGCTGCTAGTTCAGCTAAAAGTAAAAAAGTAAAAGAACTTAAAAAGGTTATCAAAGAAAATAAAAAAGAAGAGAAGAAAGTTGAAAAACAAATCAAAGAATTAGAAGAGGCTAAAACTGCTTCTAAAAAAGAGGTTGGTAACTTAAAAAGAAAATTAACCAATAGCAAAAAGAAAACTCAAAAGATGCAAGAGGCTTATGATAATGATGAAGTCGAATCAGCTGAAGATTTTTTGAGAAATTTTGCAAAAAACAAATGAGATTAGCTATGAAAATATTAAAATATTTTGTAATATGTTTCTTTGCTTTATCTTTGACTAGAGGTCAAGATGTAGAAATACAAAAGGGTGGTAAGAAGCCAACTACATTTACCTATGATGAGGCATTAGAGATGTTGAAAGCTCGTGATGCACAATGGGAAGGTAAATTAGCTAAAGCAGATTCCTTAATAGAATCTCAAAAGGTTACTATTGCTGATAGTGAAGAAGTAATATCAGAATTAGAAGAGTATTCTAAAGTAGAATCTGTTTTATCTGAAGCTAAGAGTAAACAAATTGCTTTGTTAAAAGAACGTGATAAAACCAATGAAGAACTTATAAAAACACTTCAACCAAAGTGGTATGAAAATCAATATCTTTGGTTAGGTATCGGATTTATTTTAGGAAAGATATAATGAAACCTGCTCCATTAAAAGAAGTCATTAAAAAAGAGTATGTGAAGTGTGCTAAAGATCCTATATACTTTTTAAAAAAGTATTGCGTTGTCCAACATCCAATGAAAGGTAAAGTTCCATTTCACCTTTGGGATTTTCAAGAAAAATCGTTACAAACTTTTGAAGAACATAGATTTAATATTATCCTAAAAGCTCGTCAGTTAGGTTTATCAACATTAACTGCAGGTTACTCATTATGGATGATGACATTTCATGGTGATAAAAACATATTAGTAATTGCCACCAAACAAGATACTGCTAAAAACTTAGTAACTAAAGTAAGAGTTATGCATGCTAACTTACCAAGTTGGTTAAAACAAAAGTGTACTGAAGATAACAAGCTGTCGTTAAGATATAACAACGGCTCACAAATTAAAGCAGTCTCAAGCGGAGAAGATTCTGGTCGTTCTGAGGCTCTTTCATTATTAATATTGGATGAGGCTGCTTTTATTGATAAAATCGAACCAATATGGGCTGCTGCTTCACAGACATTATCTACTGGTGGACAATGTATCGCACTTTCTACACCTAATGGTGTTGGTAATTGGTTTCACAAAACTTGGGTAGGTGCTGAAGATGGAACAAATGATTGGAATTTTATAAGGTTACATTGGAATCTACATCCCGAAAGAGATGAAGAGTGGAGAAGGGAACAAGACAAATTATTAGGACCTTCATTAGCTGCTCAAGAATGTGATTGTGACTTTATTACTTCAGGACAAACTGTAATTGATGGTGTTATATTAGAAGAATATAGAGAAAATCAAACTCAAGATCCATTAGAAAAGAGGGGAATAGATAGTAACCTTTGGATATGGCAATCACCAAACTATACAAAGGATTATGTTTTAAGTGCTGATGTAAGTAGAGGTGATGGAACAGATTATTCTGCATTTCATGTTATGGAAGTAGAGTCTATGGAACAAGTAGCTGAATATAAAGGTAGAATGTCTACAAAAGACTTTGGTAACTTATGTGTTAATGTTGCCACAGAATATAATAACGCTTTATTAGTGGTTGAAAATAATAACATTGGTTGGGCTGCTCTACAACAATGTATTGATAGAGGTTATGAGAATTTATTTTATAT